GCCCGCGCTGGTGAACGTGTCCCAGTCCTTGCCGTCCGGCCACGCGTTCGGCATGGGGGTCGTGTACGTGTCGGCTTGGTAGTGCTTTACGATGTTGACCGGTTTCGGCCCCTTGGGCAGTACCCGGAGCATAGGGGTTTCATGCTCGTCAGACAGGGTGATGTAATTCGCCCAATCCGTTTTCTTACCCACCACATTGCGTTCAAGTAACATACTATCTTCCTATTCTTGAAACCCCGTTGGCTAATCGTTGGCTGGCCGCCTTATGCCTCCAACAACGCGGCTAGCGCCAGATTCACGGCATTGTCACGGGTCGGAGCTTTCGAGAAGGCGGCGCTGGCGGCTTCGCTCGGCTTCGGCTTGGCCGTGGCCGTGCGGGTGCTGCCATTGCCCGCTGGAGTCTTCGGGGGCGGGGTCTTGGCGGGCGCTTTGCCCTTGCCCGCTGCCGCCGCAAGCTGCTGCTGATACGCCTTGAATCCGAGCATGTAGATGCCCATGACCAATTCGTGATTGGGCAACCGCTTGGGCAGGTCAGGCAGAAACTTGAGCATCGTCGCCTTGATTTCATGCTCGGGTGCCTGCGGGTTGTTCAACCAGGGGAAATCGCGCCGCGCCTGTGCGCTCGCTGCCTGCTCCTGTGTCTTGAACACCTGCACCTGCTGCCGCTGCTGGGGCAACTCGTCCCGCAGATAGGCGTTGATCTCGCGCACGCGCCGCTTCAAGCCGTTCACGTCCAGACCGCTCGTTTCCATGAAACGCTCAATCCGGGTCCGTTCTGCCGGGGTGGCCGTGTCGTCAAGGTACGCTTCCGCATGATCGAGGAATTTCTTGGCCGACCGTTCCGCCGTTACCAATTCCTTCTCGTCCGGGACCGCCAACGGCATCGGTTGGGCTGGCCGCTGCGGATCGTTGCGCAGCGCCTCGGCTTCCGCCTGGAGCGCCTTCAACGCATTTTCCGCCCGGTCGGCCCGGCCCTTCTCAGTTTCCTTGTCCGCCGTCAGCCGTCCGATGCGCTTGTTGACCACCCGTTGCAAACTGTCCGGGAGTGCGCCACCTTTGGCTTCCCACTCGTCCAGCGCCGTCTGCATTTCCGGTGGCAACTGTGAATCCTCGGACTGCTCGCCCGCACCTTCAGCCACAACTTCCGCCGATTGCTCTCCTGCCTGCTGCTCTCCCGCCGATTCCGCTTCCCCGCCCTTCCCTGCCTCGCCCTCGTGAGATTCCGCTACGGCTTCCTGCTCCGGTGGAGTTTCTTGACCGGAGGTTTCCGCCGTGTCCTCGCGGGCAAATTCCGAATTCAAAAGGCCGGAAATGCCGTCGGACGTTAAATGGTTCGCCTTCGATGTGGTTGTTTCTCCGGGCTGCCCCACAGCGCCCGACGCTAACTTTTCTGGTGTGTCTTTCATGCTCTTCGCAAGTTGTCAGTCGGTTCCTGGCCCGACCGTGGGCCGCTTCGCCACCACTTACGCACGAAAGGGGGGATCAATGAAAGGGGTCGCCCGTGGAGTTGGGACACTTCACCGGAAGTCAGGACACTTTCGCCAAAGTCAGGACGCTTCGGCAGGAGTCAGGACACTTCATCCGCGCGGTCAATCGCGCTCTTTGAAGTTCTTCGCCCGCAATTCTGCGGTTTCCTGCAATGACCGCAACGCCAGCGCAAAGTCATACGCCGCCGCCGAACGCCCGGCATTATACTGCCGCTGCTCGTTGGTCAAATTGGGTGCCAGTGCCGTCTCGTGCTCGTTGCGGGCGTGTTCGTCCGCATAGCTTAAGACCGCCTTGAAAATGGGATGCTCGGCCCCACCCGCCAGCGCCAGCACGCGCTCGACTTCCTGCCGCTGCCGCTCTTCGGCACTGACCACGAGCGGCTGTTTCCAAAATTTCATGTTCATGCGTTTTGGTAATTTGGGGTCCGGCGTCACGCTGCTTGGGTCACCGGCTTCACGCCGATTCTGCCCACCTGCTTGTTCTGTTGTTGTTCCACGCTCATTTGCAGGTTCTTCACATAGTTCGCCAACAGTTCCTTGAAGCGTTGGTCGTTCTTGGCCAGCGCCGCCACGTTGGGGTTGCTCTGGATAAGCTGCTGCAAGAACTGTTGCTTGGTGCCTGCGGTCGGGTCGTTCTCCACGTAGTTCGCCTCAAAGCCCAGCATCATGTTGCCCAGGTTCTTCTGCACTTCCTCAAACAGCTTCTGGCTGGCTCCCTGCTTGTCCTGAATCAACTTCTGCGCCAGCACGGGGTCCATCGCCCGCGCCTCATAGGCGGTCAAGGCGCTCCGGTCAATCGCCCCCGTCACGTCCGCCGGCACGATCTTGGTGTTGTAAACATCCAACTTCTGCATGAGATAGTCCGGGTTCAAATCCTTCACGTCGAACTCCAGCCCAATCGCCAGCGAATCCACCACCAGAAACGGGTCCAAGTCCGCCAGTGCCTGGTTGCCGGTGACACGGGTGATTTCATCCGGGTTGTATTGCAGTTCCAAGGCGAACACCATCGTCAACACCGCCCCCCAAAAAGTGTAATAGTCGTCCGCCGCCTTCTCCTGCTTGACCGCAATTTTCGCCGGGTGAACCTCCTGGTTGAACTGGCCGAAGTAGTCATCCTTCATCAACTGGATCATCTGCACCAGTTCCACCGAAAGCTGCGGACTCGGCGCGTTCAAGTTGATCGCGGTAATCTCCTGGCTCTTCCCCAAGGGCACCTGCGCCCCCGGCCCCAGCTTGTAATCCACCCCGCCCAACTTCGGCACGCTCACGGCGGGCAAGGTGTCCCACTGTGCCCGGTTGTACAGCATGTCCCGCTGCTGCTTCACTTCGTTCTGCCACGTCCCCGCAATCTCCGCCACGCTGCGCACGTCGGTCAGCGCCCGGCCAATGTTCTCGCGCTTGAACTCCACGAACGGATATTGCCCGTGCGCGTAGTCGATCAATTGGTGGCTGGCGCAAAAGTCGTGTGTGTCTGACAGCGGCTCGTGCGTGATATGCGGGCTGAAAATCGTTTCGTAAACCCCCGTCACCCCGTCGTCGTCCACCTTCTTGACATAGGCATACACGACTTCAATCAAGGGGTTGTTTTCCTCCGTCACTTTCAAATACGTCGTGTTGCCCACCGTCTTGGTCGATGGTCCCGTCAAGCTCGTCGCCCCCAGCGCACCCGCCCAGGATGAAATGTTGCCCTTGGTCTTCTTGACCGCGTCAATCCAATCCTCGTTCCAGCCGTCCGCCCGCTTGGATTCCAACTCCGCTTCCGTCATCCAGCGCCGCCAGAAGATGGCCCGCGCCTGTTGCAGCTTCATCGTGCCGCGCGCCGCGAGAATTTCCTGATACGGCTTGCCCACCCACACCAGCGGATCGTTCTTCATCACGTACGGAATGGGCACGTCCGTTTCGCCTCGCTCACGCAATTCCTTCACACAGCGCCGCGCCACGTTCGGTTTGAGGGTCAAAAGCTTGTCGTCCTCCTCTTCCTGCTCATAGAAGCCTTTCCCCTGCATGGCCTGCACCGCGTAGGTCCGGTAAATCTCCTGGACGGCCGCCACACTCGCGTCTTCCTGCGTCGGGTCCATGATCGCGGACACCAGCGCGCCCAAGTCCGGGTTTTGCTGGCCCATCTGCTGCAACTGCTCCATTGTCAGCGTCACGCGCCGCTTGCCAAGTTCCCGCTCCCAACCGACGTACGCGATGGCAAAGCCATACTCGCGGGAGTATTGCGCCGCCAGTTCCGCCTCCAACCGCCACTCTTCACGGAACTTGGTATGGACCAGCCAATGCAAATAATCGGAAATTCCCGCCGTCAGCGGCACGTTTTGCCAGTTCACCGAATTGGCCCGCAACTCGGCCTTGCGGTACGCCGCCGTCAGCACCGCCGTGTCGTCGTTGACCACGCTGTCCACCAACGGCACGCGGGTATCGCTGCAACCATTCCACGGCAGGGCGGGCTCGCCTTCGGGCATGTTTTCGTCCCACTTCCGCCCGTCGGGTGATTGCCCCGCCCAGATCATGCGCCGGGTTTCCTCGTCGTACGCCACGTCATAGAAGCCGTTGGGCAGGACTCCCGCCTGCTTGAATTCGGTCAGCAGTTTGTCCACGTGCGCCTCAAGTGACGTTACCAGAATCTCCGAGTCGTCTCTTACACTCATCGTCACTCAACCCGAACCGATTTCGGGCGTTCCTTCAATCCCCCGCCCGTGGAGTCAGGACACTTCGCCGGGAGTCAGGACACTTCAAACGCAATGCGCCATCCCCAGCAGCGCCGCCACCTGCGCTTTCGGGCATCTGGCCTCACCGGTCCCCGTGGGCTGGACCAACCGCAACGCGCCCGCCTGCACCATGTTCTCGTAGGTGTCTTTGCTGACACCCGTCCAGCGCAGCACGTCCCTCCGCCGCAACAACTGCGGCTCCTGCTTGAACGTCTCTTCATCGCGGGAGATGATCTCCGGCCATTCCAGCAACTGTGCAAGCTGCCGCTTCTGGTAACGCGCCTGCGAACAACCGGGCGGCTTGATTTTCGCCAGCACACCGCAGTCAACAAACTTGCGGAGCGTGGCGCGAGCGTAGCCCAGGGAGATAACATCTTTCTCCATGATAAGTCCTGGCTGGTCTTGGAATTCTTTTTTCGTCATAGGTTGTTTGTTCTTTAAAATCCTCTACCGGCACGGCCTGCCCTCTTACTCTGTTCCACGTGGAACAGCTTGGCCAGGGCCATATATCTTACTAAGTCCGCAAAGTCCTTTGCAGCCCCCTTGGGTCCACCACGGCCCGTGTAATTCTCAAACATCCAGATGACTTGCAGGCAGTCCTCACTCACATATAACTTAGGCGCGTTCATCAGCGGCATAAGTGGCAGTTCTTGATTCCAGTCCAATAGCTCGTTCACCACGCCCAACCCTTCATCCTCGTTCACGCCGCTGGCCGGGATCAATTCCATCGGTGGTCCCAGCAGCTTGCCATCCGGCGCGCACTGCGCTTCTGAAAACTCGTCAATGATGCAGGTGCCCCCCTTTTCAGCAATGTGCTCGCTCGCCCCGGCCCGCGAGTCAATGTATCGCTCCGCGATTGCCTCCTGCACGCTGCCCAAGTCACCGTTTTGCTGGCGCGTTCGTTCCAGCAGCTTCTGGCCGTACGGGTCTTTCGTCTCCAATTTCACGCGCTCCCGTTCCAGAAACGTCTGCTTGTACTTCACAACGCCCATCCCCAGCCCGTTCTGTGCGGGGCCGGGATCGCCATCCCAGCCCAGGCGCTGATTCTCGTTCACTTCGCGTTCCGTTGGCACCGCCCATTCACCAAAGGTCTGCGCGTCTGGCCAGTCCCGGTAAATGTAGTGGTCCCCGGTCCCCGTCACCCGGACCCAGATCGTCGCCCAATTCCGCGCGCCTGCGGGGTCCGTGAAAAAGTAATTCGTGCCCACGGCGGGCAGGTGTTCCCGCTTCACGATGTTCCACGCCCCGAATTTCGGGAAAGCCCGCGCCACGCTGTCCCGGGCGAACCCGTAGGCCACCCGCTCCACGTACTCGCTCGCCTTGCCCTCACACAACGCTTTGATCTCGTCGTAATACGTCCGGTCCACCGAAGGGCCGAACTTGTTGAACAGCGAAAAGTAGTAAATCGCAAAAGCTTTGATGCCGGGAAACTGGCACTCGCGGATATAGGGCATGTGGCCCTTGGGCAATTCCGGCACGTTCTGGCGGGGCAGCAATTCCGCGACCCGGCTTTCCAGCGTCACGGCGCTGTTGCCCACCATTTCCTTGATCGCAGGCGTGATGCCCTTGACCGGCGTGAATGACCACAGCAGCTTGGCCTTGCGGAATTTTAAGCGGCGCGAAAACATTTTCAGCCAAGCCAGCGGCATGGATTCATCCGCCACCGCACCGATGTTCGGCGGCACGAATGACTTCGAGGTCCGCAACTCCTCACCCGTCTTGGCGTACACGTCGGCGGGCGCGCCGAATTCCCAGCCCTCATAGTCGCCCGGCTCCTGGTTGTACGTCAGGAAGTGCATTTCACTCCCGTTGGGCAGCACCAACTTGCGGTCGGTAAATCCGCCCGCCTGGCTGTAGTTGATTTTGAAAATCTCGTCCCGCTTGCCGTTGAGCGTCCCAAACTGCGGTTTGAGGTAGTACCACACCAACGCCTGCACCGTTTTGATGGAAGCCGTCTCCGATTCGCTCAAGATGGCAATCGTTGACCGGGCGAACAATACCGCTGTCTGGCACGCCCGCCGCACCGCATAGACTGTCTTGGATGCGCGGTTGCCGCCGAAAATGCCCAGCACGTCCGCCACGGGCGGCTGGTAGCCGTTTGGAGCAGTCCAGCTTCCCAGCAGCAAGTTATCCGAGTCATGCCACGGCTCGAACTCCCAGCCAAACCACAACGGGTCGTTGTCAGCCAGTTGAATGCGGCGCTCCCGCCGTTGCAGGAGCGCCGACAATTCAGCCTGCCAGCCGCTCGGATTCGTGGCCATGAGCGCCCTCACCCATTCCGCCGTGGGCAGCTTCATCATCGGGTGTGGCGACACCTTTAGCGCCGCATACACCGTTTGAAGTTCCGCGTCTCCAACACACTGCCCGGTCTGAGTCATCTCATTGCCCCTTTAACCCTCTTCCTGTTCCTCTACGTCCCACGCCTCCATTAAGAGGTTGAGCTTAACCAATGCCTCGTTAAGTTTAGCCACCACCTCGTCAGTCTTGGCCATGTGGTTTTCAACCAGCCCCCTTGTTTCGTTGATTGTGCCCCCCTGTCGGTCGAG